TTCGAGCCGCTGCGCCCGCTCCAGCGCGCGATTGTTCGCGTCATAATCGGCGTTGAGCTTCTTCCAATTCTCGTCCTCTTCCTGCGTGAAGTCGCGCGACTCTTTCTCGATCTTTTCGGCCATCGTCCGGATAGTCGTGCCGAGCTCGCCGCGTCGCTCCAGTAATTCTTTGACAGTCATCGTAAGCTCCGACCGGCAGATGGAGCCGCGATGCAATTTCGCGATGTGGACAAAAGAAAATCGACAGCAGATCTGCCGGCGTTCAATTCGTGGTTAAACGCTGGGGTGAAACAGATCAGCCGTCGAAAGATCAGCGGCGTATCTCTGGACTTGTCGACTAACGGCCAGGATCGGATCGAAAGATCAATCCGGCCGGCCGTCGTCACCTAAACCGTAAGCCCGATCAGGAAGAGAATCAAGCCCGCTGGGAACGGAAGTCCAAAGTCCAAAGTCCAAAGTCTCAGACTTTCGACTTTCGACTTTCCCGGCTCGTCGGGATCGGCCATCGCCAATCGTCCGATTATCGCCTTATCGCAAAGCGGAAAGATCACGATCTACGATCGGCTTCGAGCGCGTCCAGCTCGATCGCCCGGACCCGAGCCCGATACCGATCCGCTCCCTTCGCCCGTCGCCCATCACTCTTCGCCCAACGAAGCCACGCCGCCCGGCTGGCGATCAGCTCGTCTTCGGTCACTTCGTCGGCTCGGACGATCGCCGTCGCCCCGTCATAGGCCGGAAACGTCACCGGACCGACGTCGAGCAACATCCCGACTTGTAGGATCGACCGGATGCGGCCGTCGTCGCTCCACGACTCGCCGCGATGCTCGACTGTGAAGCTCATCGACGAGCCGGTCACGTCGCCGCGCCGCACCAGCTCGACCACGTCGGCCGCCGTCGTCGTCGGCGGTGGATCGATCGAATAATGGAGCCCGCGCTCGTCGACGCTGAGCTGTAACGTCCCAGCGCCACGCCGGCCAAGCACCGCGTTCTTGTCGTGATTGAATAGGCCGCGAACGTCTTTACCCTTGATCGCGTCGTCGAACGCGCCCGGCATGACGCGCTCGCGACACTCGCCGAGCCGATACTCCGTCCGCTCCGTCCCGTCATAGAAGACCGACGCATACCCGCGAATCACCGGCAGCTTGCCGGCGTCGCGTTGCTCGACCGTCACCGATCCGTCGAAGCTGTTAATCCTCATCGTCTTGCCCTTTATTCTCGAAGACATAATCGACTACGGCCCGCGGGATCGCCGTCGAGAGCTCGGCGATCGTCGTCTCGACCCCGCCCCCGGAACCGTCCGAATCGGCTCCGCGGTCGAGAATCGCGTCGCGAACGCCAGAAACGACCAGGTCGACCGATTCGTCGATCCGATCTTCGGCCCGGCACGCGACCAGCACCGGCGTCAGCGCCGCCCGGATCGCTTCGAGATTCTGATCCGAGCCGCGCTCGATCCAGTGCTGGAGCTTGCCGGCCTTGATCGCGCGTTTGGCCTGAACCGTTAATTTCGTCACCGCCCGCCGCGCCGTGTCGCTGACCACCTGGCGAAGCGCTTCAGCAGCAGAAGAGCGAGAGGCGAGAGGCGAAGGGCGCCCTTCGCTATTCGCCCCGCGCCCGTCGCCGTCATCCGAGCCGGAGCCCCCGCCATCGGAGGCGCCGGCCCCCTCCGCGTCGTCCGGCGAGATGTTCAGCGGCTGATGCAGCTCGTCGGCTTCGCCGCCCTTGCGGTTCAGATTGATCTTGTCGCGCGCTTCGTCCGGCGTCATCCAGGCCGCGCCGCCCGTCGCGATCCGAAGAAAGTCGCCGAGCGTCTTCAGATCCGATTGCACCAGCGCCCGGCGCTCGAACTCGACGAAATGAGAGTCGGCCGCCTTCTGGCGCTCCGTGAGCAGCTTGTCCCACGCTTCGGACTCCCACGCCACGAGCCAGCCGTCCAGCGATTGATCGAGATAGGACTGATTCTCTTGCTCTAGCGACGCGAAGCTCGACCGCGTGGGATCGCCGAGCTTGTGTGGTGGCACGCTGAACCAATTCGCGACCTCGCGGATCTCGAAGACCCGCGACTCGATGAGCTGAGCGTCGCGCATGTTGATCGACAGCGGAACCATACCGAAGCCGTGCTCTAGAATCGCCGTCTTGCCGGCATTGTCGAGCCCTTGGTACTGCTTATTCCAACTGTCCGTGATCGCGTCGCGCGCTTCTTTCTTGAGCTCACCAGGAAACGTAAGCACGACCGACGGGCGAGCGTTGTTCGCATAAGTACGAGCACCGAAGTCGCGAGCCGCCAGGCCCATGCCGAGCGACTCGCGCGCCTTGGCGATCACGCTGTAGCCCTGAAGCCCGTCGAAGCCCAGGCCGCGAAGATGGAATACGTCGCTCGCCGGAAGCCGAAGATCGACGGCGCCGTCGCGTCGATAAATGTAGAAGAGAATCCCGTTCGCCCGGACCGGCGTCACCTTCGACGGATCGAGCATGTTCAGGCCGACCGGCGCCCCGTTGCCGGCCCGCTCAATAAATGCATAAGCGTTGCCGAGCAATAACGCCTGGCCTGTCATCGTCTGCCGGAAGAAGAACGCCGTGATCTCACGGTTCGCCTTGCGTCGAAGGATCCGATACGCGGGATGGCTCCGCGCCCGTTCCTTACCAGTCTCCGAGCGCTGATACACGAACAAAGGCACGCGCGCCACGTCCGTTGAGATCAGTCGGACCGCGTTGAATACGGCCGCGTAGGTCATCGCCGATTCGCGATTGACCGCGACGCCCGTCTTCGATTGCCCGCCGCCTAGCGCGTCGATCAGCCACACGTCCGGATGGCTCAGCGGCGTATTCGGATTCTCGACCGACGCCCGCGACTCGGCGAGCTGACAATTCTCGCGATACAGATCCCACGCGCCCGCGCTCGTCGGGTATTCCATGAGCTGCGTCATATGATCACCAACCCTTCCGGCCGCTTGCCGGCGTTGTAGACATTAGTCACCTGACGATATTGCATTGACCGAGCCAGGCCCATGATCAGCGCCACGACGCCGTCGATCTTGCGATGATCGGCGTCGCCTCTGGGCTTCTTCGGCTTGATCCCCATCGGCTTGCGTTCGACCTGGCAGTGTCCGATCTGCCACGCGAGCACCGGGTCGCCGCTGTGTTGAATCTCGCGACCGCCGATCAAGCGTTCGAGCTCCGTCGTCGGATCGTTGAACGTCGTTATCGTTTGTGGGAACTCAACCACGTCCAAGCCGTGCTGATCGGCGAGCTGTTGAAGAAGCATGTCGGCGAATCGGCGGTCATAAGCCAGCTCTTCGATCTTGAACTTCGCCGCCAGGTCCACCAGATCCTGGCGCACCACGTCATAATCGAGCACGTCGCCCGGCGTCACGCGAACGAAGCCGTCGCGGATCCAGTCGGGAAGCTCATTGACTAGGCCGGCCAGCTTGTCGACGGCACCCTGTGGCAGCCAGAAGAACGGAAGAACCCGATACTTAACCGGCCCGTCCAGCGGGAAGACGAGCACCGCAGCGGTCATGTCGCGCGTCTTGGCCAGATCCAGGCCGGCGTAGCACGGAGCGCCGAGCAGATCGTCGGCGCCGAAGTCTGCGAAGCACGCGCTCCAGTCGTCGAGCTTTAGCCACGGCTCGGCGCTCCGTGCCCAGATATTCAGCGTGTAACGCTTGAACGCGACGCCCTTCGAGACGTTCGGCTTTGCTTCTTCACAGTCGGCCGCCAGGTCGTCGAGCTTGAGCGTCTCGCCGAGGCTCGGATTCGTGTCGCGCCACACCTTCGGATCCGTCCAGTCGGAATCTTCGTCGGCTTCATAGATCAGCGTGAAGAGCCGATCGTCTTCGACCTGGCCGGAGTCGACGAGCTTCGCCCGCTGATATTGCTCGAAGCAAACGCTTTGCACGTCATCGCCGGCTGTCGTGATCACAAACGTAAGCGGATTCAGCCGCGACCGACCGGCATAGCCGAGCGTGTCCCAGAGCTCACGACCGCGCCAGATGTGCAGCTCGTCGATGATCAGGCCGTGCGCGTTGAGCCCTTCCGAGCTCGTCGGCTTCGAGCTGAGGACTCGATACCACGACCGCGTCGGCGTGTAGTGCATATTTCGTGTCGTGCGATTGATCGCGATGCAGCTCGACAGCGCCGGCGATGATTCGACCATGTGCACCGCTTCGCCGTGCACGATCGATGCTTGGTCCTTATCACCGGCCACGGAATAGACCTCCGCGCCCGGCTCGCCGTCGGCCGCCATGAGATAGAGCCCGATCCCGCTGGCGATCGTGCTCTTTCCGTTCTTCTTCGGCACTTCGACATAAGACCGCGAGAAGCGTCTTCGACCGTCCGGCCGCACCCAGCCGAACAGTGGAGCGATCAGCTCGTCGCGTTGCCACGGCAGCAGTTTGAACGGCTTACCGGCCCAACGCCCTTTGCTGTGACGAAGCATCACCTGAAAGAACTCGACGACGTGATCGACGAGCTTCTGATTGAACCGGCAGCCGTTGCGGATCGCCTTCAGATCGGCTTCGTTCTTCGCGAACTTCTTCGCCGCGGTCGCCGATTGCCGCAGCTTCGATACCGGCTTCGGTCGGAAGCTCAGCGCCGAGATCTCGGCCGGACCCTGACGATCAGGTCGGAACGTCCCGCGCGCCACCAGCTCGTCGACCGGCAGCGCCGGCCGCCCGACTTTGCCCTGATTGCCCGGCCGACGGAGCTTCGGATACTTACGCGCCGGCTTGCCGGCCGAGCTGATCGACGGCTTGGACCGGCTGGACTTGGCCGGCTTCGCGCGCTTCTTCGCCGGCTTCGCGCTCGTCTTCGCTGGATTCGTCGGGATCCCTGGCATTATCAGCTCGCC